GGGGGTTTTACTTTATTTAGTTTTGCTTGTACTACTTTTGAAAATTTAGAAATAACCGAAGCAGGCGCACCTAGAAAAGATAGTTCTTCAATTGTAGATTCTAATGCTTCCTCTACTTGCTCTTTTACTACGGCGTTTACGTGTCCTCTATCTATTAATCCTCCACTCTTTAAATAGCCTTTTCTTTTTGCAGCAGTAAAGAAGCTACCGGCTTGAGTAAAATCATCTAATGCAATAATTTTTTCTGACTGTGTCCAGGCTGTATTATGAGGATTACTTGCATACTTCTTTGCCCAAGCAAATGCAAAATTTCTAAATTCATTCCATTTCTTTTTAGGAACCCCCGCATTTTTTAAAATTGGATTTGCTAAAAAGATTAGTTGTACTTGTGGATTTAATTGTTCTTCTCTCCACTTTTCTGTAGTCAGTCTTAACGCTTCTTCTAAAGGCAGTAAAGTTGTCTTTATATTTTGTTGGCTCACTAGTCTATATTCCTATATAAATCCAGAATACGCTTAATATGTGGTGGGAAATCTGCCGGTAGTTTACTAGCTGATGCGTTATCCTGAGATGCCATGCCAGGAATTTGCTTCTTTGGAGTTGATTCTTTCTTTAAATAGTAAGTAATCAAATCAAAGATTGCCAGTTTGAGGTCGGCTGGAGTAGAGGCGTAACCGCCTTTGTACACTAACTTAACTGAACGATTTCCTTTACGAAAGTATTCTTCACTATTAGTCAAATGATGTAGTTTCTCTACATAAAAAGACCCAGCGTCGACTTCGTACTCTTTATCAGCAGTCCAAAACTCGCCAGCAGCTTCACAAGCCGCTTGAGTTGCGTAGTTAGTATTGCTACAATGACCAGTCCATCTTTCAGATGTGAAATCCCAATAATCTCCATCTGTATGACCAGTTGTAGCTGCAAAGGTTACATATATGTCACCCTCTAGTTGTTGACTAGAACCTGTGATTGCCACGTTTTCCGCCTTCCACGATGTACCGCCATTCCTAGACCACTTAAAGGTATCTGGCGTTCCTGCGCTGTCTATTTGTACTCTATAACTACGTCCTACTTCACCTGACGACGTATTTGCGTTGTAACCAGTGATAGTCAAGTCATCTAATCCACTTCCAGTGAATGAGTCATTGTTAATACAAGTAGTTTCTGTGCTTTTTGTAGAAAGTGAACATTGAGGTGTTCCAGATTCTAAAAGATGATAGTTATTCTCATCTGCGAAGTTATTCTCAACATCACGTTTTTCAGTTGAGGCATTTTTCCTTTCATAAACTGCTACTACCGAAACGATAGGCACTTCTTCAGGATAAATTCTTGATGTTTGATCGTCTACATCGAAATACTCAATTTTATTAGTTGAGTAGTAATCAATAAACGATCTTCCACAATAGGTTTTTACAAGCGTACTACCATAAGACAATAAAGCATTGATTTCAGCATCACGTTGAGTACTATTCATACCCGCAAACGCTTTATATTCTGATACTGTAACTAAATTTGCCATTTGTTATACTTTCCTAATACGCTTATAAAAACCGCCTCGCCGAAGCGAAGCGATTTTATGTTTGTTAACTATACTTAAGTAGTTAGTTATTAACCACCGTAAGTTAGTAGACACATAGATGCTTTACCAGCTGCACCAGCTTCCTTAGCAACAAAACCGAAACGTCTTGTAGCAACTAAAGCTCTTTGTTGTGCAACTACATCACGTGCAGTTTCGATTGTTAAACCTCTCCAGTTACCTACTACGTAGTTAGAAGGGTTAACGATGATAGCCTGAGCCTCGTCTGAACCTGCTGCTTCAAAAGCATCAGAAACGATGATTGGCATACCATAGATACGTCCTACTTCGCCAGTTAGGATAGTAGCTTGTGGGCCATACTTATCAACTGTTACTAAAGAAGTCTCATCCATTAGACCATAGTAAGCATCTTGGTGCATGAATACAACTAGATCTGCAGGATTGTGACCCCACTGACCCATGTTAGAACGTGCAGTTAATAGGTTTGCAACTGAAATAGTTGTTGAAGCATCAGCAGTAGCAACATTGTTACCAGAGTTACCACCAGCATTTTCTTCTAGCTCAGTGAAAGGAGCTGTTACGCCAGTACCTAGAATTGAAGCATCTGAAGTTCTAGCCATTCTACGAACGATAGCATCACGAATGATGTTAGCGATTGGAACGATTGCATCCTCTTCTTCCTCATAACCAATGTACTCACGAGTAGCTAGTTTATGAGCAGTTAGTGTAACTTCACTTAATGCGTGCTTCTTAGTAGTACCAGAAGATGCATCATTGAAAGCTGTACCAACATTATTACCATCATTAAAAGTAGAGCCGTCTACCCATGTAGCGTCTTTACCAGTATCTGGATTTGAAGGGAAGTTCATAACTCTTGCGTTCATTTGCATAGTTTGGAATACGTTCTCAACAACTACACGGTTTTGAAGCTGATCCATTACCATGCCGTTCCAAGTAGTTTCCCAATCTGTGTCAGAGAAACGAGTTGACTTCTCAATGATTTGTTTAGCTGAAGAAAGCTCTTTAACGTCTTTGTTAAGTGCTTTCGCAGTGATAAACATACGAGTTAGCTCGTCCTCAGAAGGCTTATCTGAACCAACTTCTGACCATTGCATCTTAGACTTCTGCATAGCCTCAAGCTCTTCTTTAGCAGCTTTAAGCTCTGAAGACATCTCAGCAATAGCTTTACCATAGTTGTCATCGTTTTCTTTAATTTTAGCTTCCAAAGCCTCAGCGACTTTTTCTGCTCTTGTCTTTTCGACCTTAATTGATTCGAATTCTTTTTCAGCCGTAGCCTTTGCTTCCTTCTCAGCAACTTCAGTCTTATATGATTCTACTGCCGCTTGCGCTGCTGAAGATACCATATCCTGTAGTTCTTTCTTATCCATATTTAGTTCCTTAAGAATATCCTGAGAAGTTTCTTGCGATTCCTTCTCAATTATAGGTTGTTGTGGATTCAACTCTTCTCTAACCATTTCAAAGGCTTCTATAGCTTCCGCTTTTTCTTCCTCTGTTTGATCCTGCTCAACTGATACAAAAGATTTTCTGAACTTGTCATACTCTTCTGCACTATCGAACGATTTAGCTAGTGAAAACGTAGAATCTTGATTAGCTGGTACAGATACAACGCTAATTTCATATAGATTTAAGTCTTTGATATAAAAAGTATCATCGTCTTTACTATAATCAGCATCCTTTACCTGAAAACCAACGCTAAATGTTTTTAAGACACCGTCTTTGATTAAATCATAAGTCTTGCCTGCAGCTCTACTAATGTCAGCTTGGATTTCCAAACCTTTCTCAGTGACTGTGTAACCTGTGCATTGACCGATAGGCTTTTCGTAGTCATGAAACGCTAAAATGATAGGATTCTTTAAGTAATCATCCATACCACCTTTTGTCCACGCTTCTTTTACGATAACGTCACCAGAACGGTCTTTCGAGGTTGTATTGGCATATCCTCTGATTGATAGAGTAGACTGGTCATTAATCTCACCAGATTTCTCTACTGTCTCAAATTGTGCGCTTAGTTCAAAGTGTTTATTTTTAAACTGATTCTTCATCATTACCTCTATTTTCCTGAGGCCTTCCGCCCTCAGCTGGATTGCTTGCACTACCAGCTATATTTGCTGGAATGCGTAAATCATCATGACCTTCAATCTCTTCTAATATCAATGCTTTTCTAGCTTCATTCGGAGAAATAATTCCCGTATTAACTAGAGTGCTGTAATATTTTGCTTTGTCGTCTAACTCTGGCTGTAAAGGCGAGAGTTCTTCTAGTGCTGCTGCAAGGTCATAACCAAAATATCGTTCCATTGCTCCAATTACTTTTCGCACTAGAGGTAGAACGGTCTCTTGATACATTAATCTATGGTTAGGTCGTATATTCGCATTATTGCCCCCGTTAAACAATACTGGAGGTATACCTAACACATGTAGGATAGTCTCCTCTAAGTTGGTGACTGATTCTTCAAAATCTAACTTCTGAAAATCAACAGTTGATAGATTATCAATTTCTAAACCACCATCCAAGATTAGCGGTCTACGACCACCAGATTTTGGATTGTACCTTTGTGACCATGACTGAATTAATCT